CTGTAGGTAGTGTGAACTCATCAAAGTCAGCACTAGGAACACTGGTCTTTCTTATACTGTCACGAGCAACTGGGCCGGCGGCCGTTAGACTGCCTCTTGCGTTCTCATGTACATCAGATACATTAGCGACTGCTGGATACACGGACTTTGTTTCATCATCTGAACGACTGTTAGGATCATTAAAGCCTACAGTAGGATCTCCTAGACTGCTTGGGATACCACTAATGCCTCCTATGACATAAGGCTCCTGCATATCACTATCAAAGAAGCCTACGAGCACCCATGTGCCTTCTACAAAGAAACTAGGAGAACTGCCCAGGCCGCTGTTTGCTCCGTTCTGTGTTAATACTGTGGCCCATGGAAGATCAGATGTAGGGAGTAACACTTTGTCTTCTGTGTGGATACCCAATACACGGACACGAACTCTGCCTAACTGCTTGGGATCTGCTCTGCTCTCGACTACTCCGTAATAATTTTTCATGTTACTGCTTCTTTTTCAGCCGTTGGGCCGTCTGTTTTAAAGAACTACGCTTACTATTCTTTTGATCTTTTGCGTCTTTTGCCATTTTCTCTATCAACTGTTCTTCTCGTCTTCTTTTCATCGCTAAAAGGTCATATAAATCAAGAGTTTTATCTGGTCGCATTTCTGTTAATTTTAACTTATTCTCGTCCATGGTTATTGTTGTACATCCTCTAATAAGGGCGTTGTTGAACTAATATAGGGCACTTCCACACTATCTTTAACTGCATCAAATGTAGTCGTATATCCTTGCGGCGATAGTGTGTGTACTATGTTCGTCAATATATATCGTCCACTCATATACACATCATTTGTACGATCTGATTGTTTGTTGACTGGCTCTAAACTAGGAAGTTTCAATGATACAATATCTCCTGCAGCAAGTGTAGAGTTCCCTGGTACTGTACATTTAACAGAAAGAGCATCATAGGATAGTTTACTGAAATGTCGTGAGAGTGTGCGACTACTTGCATTGTTATAGTCAGTCTCGTCAGTAGCGGATTGTGTGTGAAGATAACTCTGTGTTGTGTGAGTACGAATGACGGAAGAGGAAAAACTGTCGATAGTCTTATCATCGGCGGACTCGGGATCTCTCGTATAAATCGGAAAAGGTTTGTCGCTTGTATGTTCTGTACGATTAAACTTATCGAAGTATGTCTGTGTGATCTTGTTATACGACTTTGTGTTTAAATTATATGTGTATGATTGAGCGCCTAATAGTCCACTAGCGATGTGTGCTAAAACATCTTGATTCTTCATCAGTTTATATTCTAATATCTTGTGCATATCTCTTTCTACATCTCGATAGTCTGCGTCCATATAAAAGTATTCTTCGTGAGTAGGTTGAGATGCAAGAAAAGACAAAGAGTTTAAATGATATCCTCGATGATTCTCATAAAACAAAAGATTATCGTCTGCGTGTAATTGTGATGAACTTCTTTGTGAGACCATGTTGCAGAATGTGAAAGGATTCATGCGATTGCCTAATACTTTCATACTGTGCGTTGTCTGTTCTGCGTTAAAAGGTTTCGTTGTCTTTAAATCGTTTTTCAGTAGAGAAGCAATGATGATATCAGCTGTTCCGTTGTATGCACGATTGAGTGTCATGCGTAGATTGTTCACCATCTCTCGTGTTGTAAAGTTTAATGTATAGACTTGTTGTCGCTCTTCTGTGCGAACCATATTAGAGACTTTTGTTATTCTCATACGATTCTTTGTAAAATCAAGTAATTCGTTGTCTTTCACTCCAAATCGAAACTCTAATTCTTCTTGTCCTTTAAACGGAACATTTTGTAGATGATTTGTTGTATCTGCAATTGTGAGTGCGCCAGAGATATTGGGTGTGTAAATACTCTCATAGATGTTCAATTCTAACATCAAATTTCGTATATCTAACTTACCTTTCGTGCTAGATGCGTGAACAAGAATATTCTCTAATTGATAATCTCCTGCAAACTGCATTTGATTGAGTGTGCCCATAATACTATCTTTCTATCAGTTTTTCAAACTCAGAGACAAACTGTCGCACATAAGTACGATCTAATAGTCGTATTCTGCGTTTGTTGTCGTTTTCTGTCTGTTCATACTCGTAATTTGTGACAGGTAATGCGCTGTCTGTATCACTAGATACTGTTAGTTTTGTTGTTGTATCGCCTGATGATGCGTTGATCTCGTAATGATGAATACCATCAGGATCATCATACTTGTTGTTAACATATTCTGATAACGCAACTTGATCTAGAGGCCAATCATAACGGGAAGTTATGTTATTGATTGTAATGATAATCCAATGATATGTTGAATCTCCGTAATACTTGTCTGCGACTATATCAGGTTGCTCTCCGTCTTTGACATTGTATTGATCAAAAATCAGCGTATTTGCTTTCACATTTGCTTTCATGTTTACTCGTCTCAATATGTCTGTAATCAGTTTTCTATTCTGAGTATCAGATATGTCATATTGATAGAGTGGAAACTTCTCAAAGTAACTCATTAGTAACCTTCTACAACGCTTTCTTTTGTAATGATTTCTGTTTCAACAAAGTTCAATGATAGATTGATTTCTGTTGGAGGGGGTGCTTCTCCTCCTCCCACTTCAATAGGTCGAAAGTGTTGACTTTCTCCTCCAGGGCCATAATCAACATTCATACTTTCTAATACGCATGTTTTGACAAATGGATACCACTTGTTCTCTGTGCCTTGAAACATATATTGTATATCAAACTCACTTGGAAAGATAAGATGTCTTCCTACTTTCTCTCCTTGAACTCTTTCAGGTAACATATGAAACTTAAATAACTTAATGATCGCATGAGCATTTCTTAATTCACTTTCATTTCTTGGAGTGAATCGAAAGTTAAAAGCAAATGTACGCAGATCAACACTTTGAAAAATTGCCTCTAACGCAGGATTCAATGCTCGTTGCGTGGCTTTTCTTGCAACCCCTTCTAAATCTCCTCCTGTTACTAAATCTGCAACTCCAGCTGCGAACTTCAATCCTATTGTATCAATTAATGCTGATCGTAATGTGTTAAATGTGCTTTCAGTTCCTAATTTTGCAAGAAAGTCTTCTACATTAGACGCACCTGCAAGATCAGCTCCTAATACTCCCGCTAATCCTGTTTCACTTTTCTTATATCCTACATTCACACTTTGTTTAATACTTGGAGGAAGATATAAAGCAATAGTATCTGATGATCTTTTCAAACGACCTGCAGATTTTAATGCTCTAGAAACAGAACCACCCTCGTCTGATTGTGTATCTCGTATAACATCATTAATATCTCCTGAATCTTCATATGCGACTTTATCTGAATATAAAACATGCTCTTGTTTATTAAAATTTTTTGTTATAGTTTCTTTTCTTTGAAAAGGGGTACCTGCAGCGATTGTTCTTGTTTCTGTTTCTTTCTGCGGACCTGAATACTTACTTTGTGATACTTGAAAGATGTGAAATAAAAGATAATGCCCAAACTCATACTCTCCTAGATTATCAGGATATCGTAGTGTTCCATAAGCGTATTTGTTGTTCTCTGTATCAGCAAAAGGATCTGAATTAGAGAATCCGTAACTTCGTGAATCACGAATAGGAGCACTACTCATTACACTAGGTTTAGAAACTCCAAATAATTGTTGTTTTAGTTTTTCTGCAAGACTGGCCATATGACTATTTATGTCTTATAACGAAGGGATTGTTGACCAATGTTTAAGTATATCCTCTGTGATGATTTGAAAACTATAACCCTTTCTGTCGCAATACTTTTGACATGCTTTCCATTTTGCGTCATTGATTACATATTGCTCTGCGTTATACTTCCATGATTTCGTTTTTCGTTTAGGAACAGTTGGAGGAACAGTCTGTTTCTTGGGTTTGATTTCCCAAATTGTTTCAACAATCTCTCCTTTGTTGTTTTTGTAACGCAACCAACAGTCAGGAAAATATCGACTTATTCTATTTGTCAGTGGATGTCGATAGGGTATAAACACTTCTTCACTTGCCCATTTCAATATAGAGGGATTGTTATCTAGATATTTGAATACTGTTAGTTCCCAAGAACTGCGATAGATAATGTTTGTAGGGTCGCCTTTATACTTACTTGGATTCTGTGGACGATACTTTCCTTGAACCAGTATTCTACTTGATATTCGTTTTATTCTTTTTCTCATTCTAATTATTTAGATAAATAGTTATCATGGCATCAGTATTTGATACAATTAGAAACGCAGCAGGCGATAGAGATTTATCTATCAATTGGTACAAGAAGAAAGTAGCAGACTTATCAAATAGAATATCTGCAGCTCGTTTAATGCGTTCAGGTAAATTGAAAAATGCACCTACTTTTAATAAGTTGCATTTCTTTCGTTATGATCCTAAACTCAAAGCAGTATTACCTTATTACGATACATTTCCTCTTGTCATGCCTATACAGTCAGCGCCCGGAGGATTTCTAGGAATTAATTTTCATTATCTTCCAATACCTTTACGAATGAGATTATTAGAGACACTTGACAAAAGAGGATTTAGAGGTGATTATCGTAAACTAAAAAATATCAGAGAAATTAAACCAACACTAAAACATTATCTACGAAGACAATTTGTTAGTGGATTTTTAGAACTGGAAGAAGATGATTATGCGCCATCTATTTTCATGCCAGTCGCACAGTTTAGAAAAGCAAGTGCAAGTCAAGTATGGCGTGATAGTAGGAGAATGATTTAATGAACAGACTAGGTGACCCAACAGATTTTAGTTATAGAGTAAGCAAAGTTACAAAAGTTGTTGATGGCGATACCATTGATGTAATACTTGACATGGGTTTTGATATAATGTATAAGCAAAGAGTAAGGTTATATGGAATTGATACTCCTGAAAGTCGTACAAGAGATTTAGAAGAAAAGAAGTATGGACTTCTATCAAAAGAGTTTTTAAAGAAGCAATTAAAAGATGCTTCTCGTATTGTAATTAAAACATACAAGGGAGATGAGACTGGAAAGTTTGGTCGTATTCTTGGAGATGTTTGGTGTGATGGTGTGAGTGTTAATAAACTCATGTGTAAACAAGGACATGCTGTTGAATATTATGGTCAAAACAAAAAGTTAGTTGAAGCAGCTCATTTAAAGAACAGAAAGAAACATGGCAATATTTAGAGGCGGTAAAAGAGTAGGACCCTTTGATATCAGAATAGGGTTGCCAAGAGGTAAAGAATATGATAATATACCTGGCGATCCAAGACTGAAACAAAGAGCAAATCCAGAAACAACAATCAATCGTTTTAGATCAGCAATATCTAAGTTCGAAGGTGTTGCTCGTAATACTCGTTTTCTTGTTAACATACAATTACCCAAAGGTGGACAATTAAAAGAAGCAATAGAACCTCTTTTCTTTGAAGGAGGAGAAGCACAAGGTGTAGGACCTGCAGGAAGATATGGACAAACACTCGCATATGAAAAAGACATTGCTCCTAGTGTATCGCTAATGTGTACTAGTGTTACAATGCCGGGAAGAACAATCAACACAAGTCCATATCGTATTGCAGGTGCCCCATATAAATATCCAACACAAGTACAGTATTCAGATATTACTGCTACTTTTATTGGAGATAAGTTTTTAAGATTGAGAACATTCTTTGAAGCATGGCAAAATATAGTTTATGATAATGTAACAGGAATGTTTAATTTCTATGATGAATACACATCGCCGTTAGACATCTTTCAGTTAGGTCAATTTGAGGATCTAAATGATAGAGATAGTGTAACTTATGGTGTAAGATTAAGAGAATGTTTTCCAACAGCTATCAATCAAATACAATATGATAGTGGACAACAAAATCAGTTTGTAGCAATCGAAGTACAATTCGCTTACAGAGATTGGTTAAACTTCGGCCTAGAAGTAGATAGCACAGGAAAAGTGGGCGGACTATCTTCTGGTGTCGTAAAGTCAGGAGGAGGATTCTTAGACGGGTTGCCTCCTGAATTAAGAAGGACTGGGCGTCAAGTGATTAATCAGTTGAAACGATCTATTCCTATTGGCCGGGTATTTGGAGGAAAAGTATTTCCCCCAATTACTTTTTAAATTATAAGGAGATATTATGGCTTTACCAAAATTGAATACTCAAACATTTGAGTTGACTGTCCCTAGTACGGACGAAATAGTGAAATACAGACCTTTCTTAGTTCGTGAAGAAAAGATATTACTTCAGGCACAAGAAGGAGAACAAAAAGAAGTTTTTAATGCATTAAATGATGTTGTAAAAGCATGTACATTTGATAAGGTAGATATAGAGAGGCTGCCTTCTTTTGATGTTGAATACATGTTCTTGAAAATTAGAGGCAAATCAGTAGGAGAGAAAGTAACACTTAATCTTGCTTTCCCAGGAGATGAGAAAGTAAAAGTGCCTACTGAAGTAGATTTGATGAAAGTCGAAGTTGAAGTAGGAAAGAATCATACAAATAAATTTGATCTTACTGATACTGTTAGTGTAGTAATGCAATATCCTACAATGAAAACATTTGTAGATAGAAACTATGCTGATCTTAAAGCTGAAGATGCTGTAGCTCTTACTGCAAACTGCATTAATCAAATTATTGATGGTGTAGAAACATATGAAGCAAGAGACTTAAATCAAAAAGAGTTGACTGAATTTGTTGAGAACTTAACACAAAACCAGTTCGCACAAATACAACAATTTTTTGCTACTATGCCAAAGTTATCGCATACTGTAACTTTGACGCATCCTAAAACAAAGAAGAAGGGTAAAGTAGTAATCGAAGGTATGCAAAGTTTTTTTTAATATGCCTCTCTCATATTAATTTAGAAACTTATTATGATTTGAATTTTAGAATGATACAAATGCACCACTGGTCGCTAACTGAGATTGAAAACATGATACCTTATGAAAGAGAAGTTTATTTAACATTGTTGAATGAACACATAAAAGAAGAAAATAAAAAACAGAGAGAGGCACAGGCAAGGAGATAAAATGGCTGAAGAAGAAGTAAAAGTAACAAACTATCACCCAGCAGATTCCAATGGGGATGGAAAAGTATCTAGTGAAGAAGAAAAAATGTATCTAGAGTTTAAACGAAAAGAGTTAGAAGATGCTGATGCCATGAGAGATGCACAACGCAAGATGACTTGGTATGCATTAGGAGGTTTATTATTATATCCTTTTGCTGTTGTTATTGCTGTGTTGGCAGGATTAGATACTGCAAGTCAAATACTAGGAGATATGGCAGCTACATACTTTGTTGCTGTTGCAGGTATTGTTGCAGCTTTCTTTGGATCACAAGCATATTCAGGTAAAAAGAAATAAGGTAAGATATGGCTGACTTTAAAGACTTAATAGATCAACAAAAAATCACTAACGAAAAACAAGATAAAGTTATTGCTCTATTACAAGAAGGTGATTCCCCTCAAGCACTTAAAAGAGCTTCTGCTGATGAAGTTAAAGCAGAATATGATACTTTAAAGTTAGGTCAAGTATTTGAAATAGCATATAGTAAAATATCAGGAATGGCTGATATTGATAACATAATTCAAGATCAAGCAAAACAAGATGCCGTAGCATATCAGGCCATGGTAGAATCTGTAAGCGGTCAAACAGATGTACTCAAAAAAATAGCAGGAATATTAATAACAGGTTTAGGTATAGATAAAAAAGCACTTCTCGCAGATCAAAGAGAAAGAGATGAACAAGAAAGAGAAAAAATACTTTCTAATCAAACAGGTGATGGTGGTCTTGATGGAAAAAAACTTGGAGGAGACGGACTGAGTAAAACATTTAAATCACTTAAAGGATTGATAGGTGGTGTGGTGCTTGGTCTTGGTGGTATATTAGTATTTGTTAAAGCACTACAAGATAAAGTATTACAAGGAGCAGTTAAAGACTTGTTTGAAGCAATGGGTAAAGTGTTTAGTTTATTAGGGGATTTAGCTGTAGCACTTATGCCTGTTGTCACAACGATACTTACATATACAGTAGAGGCTTTAACCGCAGGATTTAAAGCAACAGAGAAAGCGTTTAAACTTATCAAAGACTTTGGTGAGAACGCAAAGATTAATGAAGAAGATTATAAAGGAGTTATCACTGGACCTGGAGCATTCTTACTACCTGATTTTCTTAGAAGAATAAGAGATGCTGTTAAAGGTGTAACTCCAGCAGTTTCAACAGTAGAAGATATTGAAGATACAACAACAGGAATCAAAGGAGCTTTCTTTCGTATATCATCTTATATAAAACAAATTTTAGCACCTTTAGGAAGAGTGGCAGATGTAATAAAAGATGTTGTAACTCCTCTAGCAAAACTACCAGTTATAACAACAGTCACTAATTTCTTTAGTAAAGGTGGTGCAAAGGCAGGTGGATTTCTTAAATTCTTAGGTAAGTTATTCTTACCTTTTACCATCATCATAGGTTTAGTTGATACTGTAAAAGGATTCTATGAGGGATTCTTTGGTAAAGATTTAGAAGAAGGTGAAGAACCACCACAAGGATTTATTGAAAAGATGATGGCAGGTCTAGAAGGTGGTATTACAGGATTAGTCAATAGTTTAGTTGGAGCGCCACTTGACTTCTTAAAAGGAGCAGTAGGTTGGGTACTTGGTAAAATGGGTTTCACTGGTACTGAAGAAGCACTAGCATCATTTAGATTTAGTGATGTATTCAGCGATATATTAAGTATCATATTCAATCCTATTGATAGTATGGTTGCCTTGTTTAGAAAGATCATGAGTTTTGATATTATGGGTTGGCTGACTGAGAATGTTCCAGGGTTCGGTGCGATTGTAGATTTCTTTACAGAGGATGATTTCGATAGAGTTAAAAGAGAAATAAGAGAGAACA